TTCTTGTTCATTTGAAATAGTTATTTCGGCAGGCATATGCTTCGCACTCCGTTATGCCTATTCGGAATGCTATCGTGCTTTAAAAGTAAACCACTCTAACCTAAAAAGGTCTTCCAGGGACTGCCTGAGGTTGCTCGTGAACATATCCATTACTAGTAATGCTAAAGCTTGAAAGAAATCACAACTAGCGGTAAAACTATATGCTCAAGGTCTGTTTTGGTTACGACAACAGACGCTTGCCGCTAAAGACCGTAATGAGTATCTTTAGAAACCCCTTCGGGTTTAGATTTGGGTTTTTCCGCCGCTTTACCCTAACGTGCACGTGAGACCCCCAACCATTACAGGGGGAATGGGTATTTATAACGCCCTCCCCAGGGCGGGAATGCGTTAGCACTCCAAAATGCCCTCATCTTCTTCTCCGCTAGAGGGTGCATAACTACCCCCCTCTATCCATGACCTCATGTACTCATCGTACGAAGGCCACCCATGCGGATATTGTACTTTAAAATGGAGCTCCAGCTTGTGCTCACATACAAATTCATTGCACAAATTTAACATTTGCTCGTAGGGACATCGACCATACTGCATGAACTCGAATAAAGCAGATCCCAGAACTTGAATGATACGATTATTTAAGTCTTCTTCATGCTTTTTCGTTTCCATAGCTAACATCTTCTGAATAGTGGCATACTCAATAGGGCACACCACAACTTCATGCTTCTCCATATCCCTCTCATAAATAATCTTTCGCCATGTTCGCTTAAGAAAGGACGGCTTGCAATAATCACTAGTGATGACGCCCTTGTCAGCAGCAGTGTATGAAATGTTAATCTGGGCCAAAGCTAAAGTAGCCGATGGTTGCGTAAATAGAGGACATGATGAATGAACATTCAAAATGTTGTCGTCCCCATAAGTCATTATCCGCACATTCGTAAAGAAATCTCTATCAGGGTATACACACTCAAAGGCATACGACATGTACATTAAATTAGCAATCCCATTAATAATAACCGTAAGAGGGTGCCCAGATGCGTTAGATCCACTAAGGCGTAAGATATCCCCAAAGAAAATAGTGGTGGGACTAGTGATATCATCTGTAAAAGCATGTAGTAAATTAACGAATTCTACTTGTTCATCATGGGATAACTCGCTAAAATAGTCTGATTGCAGTAATAGATCATTTAAAACTCCCCAAGCGGCAACTAACCACTCCTTACCCATACGCTGATCGTAGTTGCTAAAATCGCCACAAATAAAATTCTCACCCCATCCAGGGGGACTCAAGTGTTCTATCATGTTAGCCCATTCTTTGCTATAACAATTGATGCCAACAGCAATACCAGTCAATAAGCCATTTTTCTGAATAGCAGAAACCAAAGCCAAATAATACTTACGGATCAAGATCGTAGTTTCTACATTAACTGCTTGAAATATACGCAATTTCCCGTACTTGGTGGTACGTAAGCACTCACGAACTATCTCGGGATCCTTACTACTAAGTGCAATATTGATCTCCTCAGTGAGAGTAGTCTTTTCTGCATTCAATGGCTCGTCCTTAAAAGTAGCTGTAAAAATGACTCCGGGACGCACAAGTTTCTTTGCTCTCGCCTCCATACTATTGACTCGCTCAACAATAAACGGCGGCGCTTCATACTGATGAGGCTTATCAATTTTCCTGTAAAACAGATCCTTCTTAACCCCTGAGTGAGGAAACCCGGCACTGGACTTCATGTTAATCTGCTTTATAAATTTAGAACCAGATATCCCATTTATAGCCTCATCCAAAAACAGGGGTCTCACCCTCTTTAAATCAGCAACAAAGCTTGGATGGCTTAAATAATAGTCTCGCACACGATTCGCTAAGGATTTGATTTTCCCAACTGGTAACATTTCCTTTAAATCGGTAGCAACATCGCAAAACCTGTATTTAGGGACCCAACCATAGCGCGGTAATATTGACGGAGTAAATTTCCCTGGAACAGCCAGTGGGACATTGAAATCCATACTCTTAGAACACTTATACAGGATTCTCTTACTTGCCCACCAATTAACAAATCGGCTTTGGATGTAATTGGTGTTGCGGTTAGCTCGCTGTGGTTGCGATCCTAGATTGCCCAAACATTGAGGTTCGGTGCGAGCACTATTGGGATCTAAATAATTAATAGGGCACTTATGGTGATAGCCGTCACTTAATGTCTTCCCTTGGATTTCCAAGTCCGACTTCAATACTTCATCATTCTCTTGGGCCCGCGGATAGCGCAATATACGCTCGCGCAATAGAGTAAGCTCATCATGCGATACTGGTAATATTCCAGATCTAGTGGTCCCACTAGCTCCAGCGACGTGAAGTCCAAGTACAGCACAGTTGGCTTTTGCAGCACAAAAGGCGACAGCACCACAATCACCTTTGCTAGTTTGATATGGTTTATCATCCAAAGTTGTCTCTGTCATAAATAGAGAAACGCACTGATCTCCAGCAGCATACCGAACTTGAATCACCTTTCGGTCACACACAGCAAATTTTCGCTCAACTATACCCCCTTTATCAAGAGAAATTATCTTACCCTCCCCCACTCGTGTGGTGGCATCCAGCTTAAACTTGGGTAAAAAGTACTTATGCAAACAGGCTAAGGAGCTTTGATTAGGCAGCTCAATCATCGCTAAGTCATAGTTCTCGGAGTATGCGATATTACTCTTGTCCACACACCCCTCACCAGGACGAAAATTGCGAACAGGGGAGAACTCCACACGGTACTTTGCAGTATCTTTCCCATGCATGACGGCTTCAAGTTGATGTTTTGTGCATATAAAATAATTGCCACCAATTCCAAGAGCTTTAAAACTAGATCCATTAATTGTGATCACAACTGCATTAGAATGAACTAATTGCTCAAAGGGGGCAGGTTGAGTTCCAGGAGAGCCAGATAAATTGGAACTAGCCCAGGAATTTGTCCAAAAATTGCTACCCATCTCTACTTCTTGCGATTGTGTTCCACCCTGCGGTTCAACCTTAAACATGGAGGCCGCATACCATAATATAGCTGCAGAACTTAAGCCGGCCAAAGCAAGCGACGCCATAGCAAGCAATCGCCTGTTAGTCCTACTGGCCCGATGTCTACGAAACGCTGAAATAAAAGGATAATAAAAAGTAAACAACAAATATTCCCGAGTGCTGCTGTAGACCAGCTGAAAAAGAAATCTACCCACGCGATATCGGACATAACTTACCCATGAAGTGAAGAAATGGATCGCTATGCATAAAAGATTTCTCAGCATCTGATAAGAGGTGACCAAATAATAGATAGTTAACACCGATAGGAGAACATGAATCAATCCTATATCGCACCTAGCCTTCGAAAATTGCCTATTCCATTGATAATGTATAAAGACTGAAATTAGCAAGCCATAAGGTAAATTTACGGCCACAAAGGTCAACAGAATATGCAAAACAACTGGGAAAACGCGAACAGAGCACAGACACCCGTGATAAATATAAACTAAGAATTCCATGAGAGCGAACAACAATACACATATAGGATGCAACTCACACAAGAAAACCTTGAATAGTTCCTCTAATAAGGCGACTAAAAATGTGTCAAGTGAACTTATGCTTAGTCTCATGCCCTGGTAATTGGTACATACCCGGCACAGACCAGTTTCTGTTGAAGCCCCTACCGAATGACATGAAACACAATATTTAACGTCGCGTGAGTTCTTTATAGTTTGAACCTCATCACGAGCGTGTGCCGACCAAGACTGTCTCAAGAGAGTCATCAGATCTCCTATTTCCATTTGTTCACCAATGATAATCTTCTCAGCTCTCGCTCCAACCACTCGGTAACTCCACACATCATAAGTATGAATTGGAACAGGTTCACCATTATATATTTGGTGCGCTTCGATAAAAGCGTGGACTTTACTAGGATCCAAAGCAGTTGACCCCGGTTTCGCAAACTCTGGTTTAACTTTTGGTTCAATAAAATACTGAATCCTACGTAACACTGCACTTGGGTTATTACAGACCAGTGGGGCACAAAAGTCTGGAACATTGGTTGTGAGAACGACAAACTGGAAGTTACAGAAAATTTTTCCTTTGTTTTCTAAGCTAGCCTGTTCAGTGCGATAAGGGAACGTATTAATGATCTTAATCAAGCCTGAAATAAATGAATCATAAGCTGTGGGAGACGTTTTAGGATTAATCACGCACACGTCGTCAAACACACCTGCCCAAGAGGAATTTGCTAGCCCAGTCATATACAAATCTGTCTGAGAATTACCAAGGGTATGTTTAAATACAGAATTTACATCTAATGGAGGAGCGCGTGGATTCTGCATTTGCCGAATAAAGGGATTATCAGCAGCAAACTGGTGTAAGAACCAATTAATAATACCTGTTTTCCCAACTGATGAGTTACCAACCAAACTAATAGCGAATGGAGCGACTCGCCCATAAGCTGCATTCTTAAAAGACAAAGTAATTGCATCATGCAGTCTCTTCTGCCTAAGCTCAACGGCACGAATCTCCAATGTGCGAGCAGGATGTGTAGAATACAACTTAGTCAATTTTGTGGCGATATCCTCAAGCTCTGATAATAAGCTCTGCAATTCAATGGTCAGATGACACTCAACCTTATTTGCCATGTCATCATGTTGATACTCGATAGCTTGAAGCCGCATATGTATCTCTCTCAAGGCCCCATTACAATCGAAGAAAGATTCCGCTTTGCAACCAGAGGCCCAGAAATTGCGCAAGGTAACAAACACATTCTGTACTTCTGCGATAAAGGCAGCAGCAGTATTTAATGTCAAAACAGGGCCACTATTCATAGCTGAACTTACCAATTTAGAAATATCATTAAAAGAAAGATCGGCTCCTCTGGCGACGCCAAACACAGCTATCATCACGGAAACAATTTTCACAAGCGACCGCATGAAGGAATTATCCTCTAAACCTTGAGCCTCGAATAAGGGATCTTCTTCGTCCAAATCAAAGGGAGGATGTAAGCCGCGGGGTTTATTCACAGAAGCATGCCACTTCATAAGATGCGTGATAACGTCCAACTGGGGCCCTGTCAACTCGGGGCAAAATACTTCCCCATTACTTTGTGGATACTGACTGCGGATAAAATGCACACATGCTATGTATAAACCAATACCTTTCTTCCCACAAAGCTTGTAATGATTATATATAGCGGCAGCTAATAAAATAACATCCACAACCAGATTGCTAGAAGCTTGAGCGACGAATCCATATTTGTCTAAAAGTAAAGATACCGATTCGGAATAGGATGAAGCCTGTATTGTTTCCTTAAACATTTGCCCTGTTAACTTACACCTAATTGTAAACTGAAAACCCAGTCTTATCCTCTTGTACGAAATATCGCAAAGCGAAGGCGGAAATAGACGTAACAAATCATCATCTCCCTGGGAGTCAAGGGAATATCGGTTTAGAATCTCACTATAACAGTACACTAAGTCTGTATTTGCCACTCGCTCCACTATAGTGTGGTCAGTGAGTCTGCAATAAAATCTGAACTCCCAACCAACGACAGGTTCCACGATAGAACGGCACTCATAATCGAATATATCAGGAGGAAATAACTCCTCCAACTTAGTCTGAGATCTTCCATCAAATCGAACAAATAGGGTCATCCGCGGATCATTAATAAAAATTGCCCTTGGGTAACTAAGACGGAGAATAAGAAGACTCGTGATTAATAGTCGGAAAAAGATCTGTAAAGTGCCACTTGCATACTGAAACAATCCATGCAAACACACTAGTCCGACATTTAAATCTTGAATTACCGTGTTGCTAGAATTAAAAGACAACTCCAAGCAAACTGTTGAGCTGTTCACAAGCGAATAAGACTGCTGGTGATCAGAAGTGAGATTTTCGTATGTTGACCGACTAGAATTAACTGGCAAATCGTAACCAGGTAACCAGGACTTAACCAACACGGGAGAAATGCAATGCTCAAACCGCGATGTATGATTTTCACATGTTAACCGAATTGAATCGCCCGGCAAATCGTAACCGGACGACCAGGTACAACACTGCATTAAGCAGAAAAGCAAGAAGAGACACAAACCATATTTCACTAAAGGGAATGCGAAATCAGTACTCTTCTTACTCTTGCTCTCCACAGTACCCGTATTTGTATACGCACCCGGCGCGGTGCTAGCATGGCTCTCATTGTTACCACGTGGGCTACGGGACTCGAGCTCCATCCCGGACTTTTCCACTGCAGCCTGTTCCACGGACTGCATTAAGGGGTCTCCGTCGTTCTGCCTCCACACGGCCTTCTATCGCAATGTTCCCTGGTGACCGTTAACCTGGCGGTTCGGTGAAAAGTCACTCAGAATGGCGCCAAGATGACCAGGGGGACACTCGCCGGACGAGTCCGGACCTCCACATGCATCGAGCGTCACGTTGTAAATCAGGTTTCTCAAGAAATCAACTGAATGAACCGTTTACACATAGTTCGGTGAAAAGTCACTCAGAACACGATACTAAGCTTGCGCTTTTCTCTTAACGGCAATCCAATAGAGCTCCTAAGATCAGCTTTACAAGATCGACCAAACACATTTATGAGATCCACCACGAATAGAGGAAATAGAAAAGGTTAGAAATTAGAAAGGTTGCTCCTTCTCAACATTTGTACTCACCAAACAACCTAGAATAGGAGAATAGTGGCGTCGCCAGGTGTACGGCGGCCCACCCCTAAGAAAAGCCAAGAAAATGGAGGAAAAGAAATGAGAAATTAGATCTAGAAAGAGGAAAGAAGTTGTTCGTTCCCAACACTTGTACTCACCAAACAACTTAGAAAAGAGAAAAGTAGTGACATCACTAGGTGTACAGTGACCCACCCTCAAGAAAAGCCAGGAGGAAATGAGGGAAAGAAATAAGAAATTAGATCTAGAAGGAGGTAAAATAGAAAACTCCGCATGAAAGAGACACTTGGAGTAACCTGAAGAGAGATCAGGTAGAATTCGCACAAGGGTGCTAACCATGAGGCTATAAGCCACCTAGGCTGAGGCGAAGTAGACGCGCAGACGGTTGAAGTACATGAAATGTACAGCAACCGCCTGCACGC